TGAGTAACATGGCAAAGATGTTTGGATATTCTCGACCACAAGTACTAGATGATACTAAACCCTATGTCCCTAGATATATGGGGAATTTATCTAATACTGATTATCCTGAGACTCTTATTAAATTGTCAGTTGATTCTAAGAATGAGCTCACTATTGATACGAGAGTAATGGGACTTGGTGGAGAAGATGAGCTTACTATTTCTTCTATAGCTCAAAGACCTTCTTTTTGGCAACAGTTTGATTGGGAGGAATCAGCCACTACAGATACTCTGCTAGCATCAATGAAAGTCCAACCTTGTTTGGTTCGAACATTGTCTGCTAGTCCAGTTGTGGAAATCCATCCTACAGCTTTAAGTTTCGCTGCCAATCCTTTCGAGGTATGGCAAGGATCTATTAAGTTTAGGTTTAATGTGGTTTGTTCCGAGTACCATAGAGGACGTTTACGTTTAGTATATAATCCTAAGACCAATAACACAGGACCAGTTAAGTATAACCAAGTATATTCTACTATCATTGATATTTCGCAAGATAGAGATTTTGAGTACGAGGTTAAATGGGCTGATATCAGAGCTTGGAATAAGGTTCTCGGACCTGATCTCCAAAATACAGTAGACAATTTCAGCACTACTGAGCCTGTGACTGGTGGTGCTGAGACTCCTCTGGACTCCAATTATGATAATGGTACTCTTAGTATTTATGTTGTTAATGAACTTGCGACTCCTAGTAACACTCCCACTAGTGTTAAGGTACAAGTGTGGGTTAGTGGCGGTAAGGATATTGCTTTTGCTGTTCCTAGTCCTACAAATCTTATGGATATCTCATATTTCAGACAACAAAGTGCTATAGCACCATATTCCAAACAGTCTAACGAAGCTCCTGAAGCCCTTGCTACGACTAATGATGATTCCAATGCTCCTTTGTGTTCTAATGAAATTGAAACTTTTGGTAGTGATCCTACCAGCCAAGATAATCAGTACTTAGTTTATCAAGGGGAGAGATTAGTTAGTTTCCGTGATTTAATGCGGAGATATAATTATCATGCATCCTATTGGCCAGGAGAAACAGGAAATGGAACTAGATTGGTTGGTATCAACTTGACAGATTTTCCTTATTACAGAGGCTGGGACCCAAATGGTTTAGACCAAGCAGTTACTAGTGATCCAACAGTGAGTGCAAGGTATAATTTTTGTAATTCCACATTAATTAATTACCTTACACCAGCTTTTGTCATGAGGAGAGGCGCTCTTCGTCATAAAGTTATACAGACCAGTTTGAAGACTTCCGGTCGATTGGGGACATTATGTGTTGCACGTCATAGGATAAATGGGACATCCAATAACGAAGAGGCGTATCCAATTGATGATGCTTTAGTTGCCAAACGGCGCAGACAGATGCTCAAGAGCTCTCGAGCTTACTTGGGGGGGGCAACTCTTTCACCTATTCCTAATAATCCGTGTATTGAGTACGAGACTCCGTTCTATACAAGAGGACAACGTTTTGTACCTGCCAGGGACACTGATTATCGTGGTGCATTACATAATGGGCACCAAATTTCTTTGGAATTTGTGAATAACGTAGGTGACGCAAATACTCGGATAGATAAGTATATCTCTACAGCAGAGGACTTTCAGTTAGGTCTCTTTATAGGGGCTCCCGTTTATTATGTTTACCTAGATCCTGCAGCATCACCATAGGTCATTTGGGTTCGATCATGGTTTAGCATGGATATACGTATGGGCGTATATTTATGCGTGGGGACAGACGACAGTCTATAAAATGTGCAAGACGACAGTCTATAAAATGTGCAAGACGACAGTCTTAAAAATGTCGTAAGAGGCTTTCTCAGGGTGAGAAAGTCAGGATACTGTCCGGCGGCTGGACAGGGGTTTGGATACCTATCCAATCCTAGACGAGATGTTTTACATCTTACACTGAGCTAGTTAAGTTCAAAGGTTTATAAGGACCTAGGTAAGATGTTCGCATCTTGCCCGGGTTTGGAATTTTACTTTGTCCGCAACTTTCTACAGTGTATGTCTAAAATAATATAAAATTATATGAAGTGATTTTTGGAGGTTAGATTATTCCTCGCGTGACTTCATATAGAGTTTAGGCCGCTCACGCAAAAAAAAAAAAAAAAAAAAAAAAAAAAAAA